TACAACTGGGCAGGCTACGGGGCGTACATCGTTCTGACTGCGAAGGACTACGAGCGAGTAATTGCGAAACTCACTGAGCTTGAGTTGCTAGAGCAAGTGTTGGGAACTGACATGGTGGTTCTGCCGGTGTTCCTTGATATTCCTGACTACGATGATGCGGATGGATCGCAGGAAGATACCTGACCGTAGGGTAACGCCTGATCGCAGAGAGTGCCTCGGAAGACAACTGATCGAAGGAAGGCACGCAGACGCATGGAAGTCTTTACCTATTGGGGCCACATTTTTGCTTACGCTGACTTCGAGTACAACACGACCCGGTTGAACGAACGGGCGATTGAGATTCCTATTGTGCGATCTTGGTTGCAACGAGAAGGAGCAATCCTTGAAGTAGGAAACGTCCTCGGCCACTACCCTGACGCACCCGAGCGAGCCGTCGTTGACCGCTGGGAGCCGGGGCCGGGCGTGTTGAACATTGACGTATTTGAGATTGCTGGTTCTTGGGATCAGATATTTGCGATTTCAACTGTCGAACATGTCCGCTGGGACGAGCAGCCTCGTGAGCCGGGCGGGTCGGTTGCTGCTATTGAACATCTGCGTTCGTTGCTTGCACCCGGTGGTCGTTTGCTTGTGACTGTTCCTACTGGTTGGAATGACCCGTTGGATGCGTGGCTTGCTGCGGGTGACACGGGTGTTGATCGTGCTTGCACGCTTGTTAGGGATGGTGTTCATTGGCGGCAAACGTCTGAAGTTGAGATTCTTCCGTATGGTGGGCCGTCGGGGTGGGCTGAGTCGTTGTGGGTTGGCGAGTGGTCTGCTTGAAAGAAATATAATATTTATTTGATATTGACTTGCGTCTGTCGTATCTCATGCTATAATAATGACATGACAACGACCGCAACTACAACAACTATCGCACCAAGGATGATCGCTTCCCGCACCGCAGGAGCTTGCGGCTTCTGCGGTTGCGTGCGTATGGTCCCCCGTCACCGGGCAGATCAGATCGCCCCACGCCCCGTAGTGACTTGCGGTCACGGCTCCTGAGCTGAGGCTGCAAGTCTACGGGCTGTAAATATATTCTGAGGAATATCAAACAATCTTTGCTATTGGCTTGCAAGTGTAGATCATCATGCTATAATAATGACATGACATCGAACGAGCTTCACAACGAACTACTAAGCACCAACGAAATTGGTGTTGCACTGGTAATCACATACATCATCGTTTCGGTCGGACTCCTGATCTGGAGAATGTGGGTCGAAGGCTGATCGAACAAGTAGCACGGTCTGCGACTACATAGAGAGGTAGAGTTGCAACATGCCACGAGCTTCCAGATGGAACCAACAATCAGGTGCCGAGTTCGCAATGGTCGCACCCCAGCCGAACCTTGCGGCTGTGTCGTCCGCTGCACTGGCAAGGATCGACGCTTGGACGGTCCCAGCGCGTAGAGGTCACGAGTGGCAACGTGACGCGTTCTCCTTCAATGAGCTAATCGGTGAAATCGGCTACCTGAACAACCTTGTTGCGAACCTTGTTTCGACTTGTGAGCTTCGAGTCGTCGAAAGAAGGATTGGGGTTGACGGGCTGGAAATGGAGGAGTCGTCTGATCCTCGTGCTGCACGAGTTATGGCTGCGTTCACTGGTCCGCAAGGCGGGCAGAAGGAGTTGAAACGCAGGGCTGCTATGCACTTGCAAATAGCCGGTGAGAGTTACCTGTTAGGAACACCGCTGAAAGATAAGTTCGACCGGGCCGCAGGGTTCATGTGGGAGTTCTTATCCACCGAGGAAATCCGTGTCACCGCTGGGCAAGGCAAGCAACAGATCAAACGGAACGCTAGTGGTCTATCCGATGGCGACGCAGGCTTTGTTGATGTTGAAGCGTTTATCGCCCGGTTATGGCGACCGGACCCACGGTATTCGATGCGTGCTGATTCTCCGATGAAGCGTGTGCTTCCGATCTGTCGTGAACTGGTTGTGCTTTCCGAGGTTGTTGATTCAATCGCTAAGTCACGGCTTTCCTCTGGCATGTTGTTCATCCCTGAAGAAATGAGTTTCGGACCGATCAACGAAACTGAAGCGCCAAACGATTCAGATGACTTCGACGAGTTCATTGCAACACTGGTAGAACACATGTCTGCCCCGGTGAGAGACAGAACCTCCGCCGCTGGGCTGGTTCCGCTTGTTGTGCGTGGCGCTGCTGAGTACGGCGACAAGATCAGACTGGTTCAGTTGGCACAGGACTTAGATGCGACGTTCCATGATCTGCGTATGGAGCTTCTGGATCGTCTGGCGAAGGGTTTGGATGCACCGCCTGAGATCATTGGTGGCAAAGCGGGGTTGAATCACTGGTCGTCTTACAACGTGGATGCCGACTTGATCGGTAAGCATGTGAATCCTGTGGGTGAAATGATCGCCGAGTTCATCACTGTGGCTTATCTGCGTCCTATGTTGGCCGAGTTCGAGTATTTGTCTGACGATGAAGTTCAACGATTCGAGCTTGTCTTTGATTCTCGTATTCTGACTGCACGGCAAGATGAAGGTCCGGCTGCGACCGGGGCGTGGGATCGTCTTGCGTTGTCTGATACGTCTTATCTGAGGGCTAACGGGTTTGAGTTGGATGATTACCCGTCTGAGGATGAGCGGAAACGGCGAACACTGGAGAAAGTGTTGATGGCTGACCCCGGAACTTACGGGCCACTGCTGCTTCCTGAGCTTTACCCTGAACTTTCGTACCTGTTTGCCGGGATTGAACCTACCCCAGTCAACGCTGCCCCGGCTGCACCCGTGGATTCGCCTGCTATCGCTGATCCTGCTGCTGCGATGCTGCCACCGCAAGAGCTTCCTGCTGCACCGCAGGGGACTTCTGAGCCTGCTGAGGCTGCGACAGGTGACCTTGTGGATAAACTAACTGGCGCTGCTGATGTGGCGCTCATAAAGGCGTTGGGGGCGGGGCAAGACTCGGTGAACTGGGGCGAGTTCCGGGTTGAGGGAACGGGGTTTGTGTCTGGTTGGCTGGTTGATGCTGGCGTTGAGCAAGTGATGGTGCCGTCGGTTGCTGAGAATGTGATGGATTCGGTGCTTGTTTCTTTGGATTCGTTTACAAGACTTGCTGCTGAACAGGGCGGCGGGTGGGATGTACCCGATGAAGTCGTCCTGATACCGTTGAAACGTGCGTTGGCTACGTTTACCGGACTGCAAACAACAGTCTGATGGCTAGACGCAAAGCGAAAGTCACTGCGAAGAATCAGAACCTCACCCGGCTGAGACTGGGCAGGGCGACGACCGAAGCGTTTGATGCGTCACGGGCAAAGTTGCGTGCCGCGGTCATGGCTTCTGAGCCGGGGGTTTACTCTGCTGCACAGTTATGGGACGACTCGTGGTGGGTTGAGGCTGTGGATAAGTTCGTGGCCCCTGTTTTGTGGGATGCGTACATGCGATCTGCGTTCGAGTCGCTTCCTAAAGGAACTGAGGTTGTTCCCCCGTGGGTTTTTCGTTCTGCTGAGGTGTCGTGGCGGGCGCAAGTCAACCGGGTGAGGCATCTTGGTGTGACAGTCGGGAAGCGTGTGACTGTTCTTGCTGACACCGGGGAAGGTGAGTCTCGTGGGTGGATGCTTGACCGGCTTGGTCTGGTTGCTGCTGCGGGACCGTTGTCTGAGGGTATCGAAGATGGTGTGGTGTTGACCGAAGGAAATGCTGCGGATCAGGGCGGGTTGTCCGCTGGGGCCGAGTTGCAACAGGGGTTCAAGACTTGGGTTGCGGCGGGGGCTAACACTCGGCCTACTCATGCTGAGGCTGACGGTCAGGTTGTTGGGTTTGATGAGTTGTTTGTGGTTGGTGGGGAGGAGTGTGAGTTTCCGGGTGATCCTGCGTTGTCTGATGCTGAGGCGATCAACTGTCAGTGCGAAACGGATTACTCAATGGAAGACCCTGCGCTTAGTCAGGCCGCTGAGGAATGGACTTTATATAATCAGTACTTGGAAATTGAGCCGCTTGACCAGAACAAGATTTATACCCTTGATGAGTATGTTGCGTGGGCGGAACGTGTTGGTCTGCCGATGCCTGAGTCTGTAATAGCTGAGGGGTATGACGCTGTTCGTGCGCAGATCACGAATGAGTTGTATAAGCCTGCTAGGGAAGCTGCTGAGAAGTTTGCTGCTTCTGCTGTTGAGGCTAATGCGGCGGCTGAAGTTGCTACTTCGCAGGTGATGGGTGAGATACGGTCGTTGAGTGACTTCGCTGATCGGCAGTTGCGTGGCCCGTGGACTAAGACGAAAGGTCTTCCGAACACGATTGACCCTCTAAAAGTTGGCCGGGCGACAAGCAAAGCTGGGCGGGTTCAGGCTGCGGTTGATGATGTGATCGCTGAGATTGGGCAGATACACGGTGTGCCTGATGGTGTGCAAGGTGTGACTTTTCATACTACTAGCGGTCAAGCTGATGGGTTGTTTAGAAGGTTGACTTACTCTGATGGTGATTCTGCGAACCTAATTTCTATTGCTGACAGTGCTACGAATATGAATACGGTTGCTCACGAGCTTGGTCATTACTTAGATTGGGTTGATATGGGTACTGCTGAAGGCGCTTATGGGACGGGAAGTTGGTCGTTGTCGGGTGGTGTTGTTGGGGCGAGTGAGGCAATGGAGGGTGTGTTGGCTTCTTTGTATCGAACACCTGAGATTCGGTCGATTGTGAACTTGTATGAGGAAGCGAAGATAGCTCGGAGGCTTGGTGAACCGATTACGCTTGGTGGCAAAAGGTTTGCTGCTACGCAAGTTTTGGAACATACCGAGTACTTGTTGCGGCCTAAAGAGATTTGGGCTAGAGCGTATGCACAGTTTGTTGCTGAGGAGTCTGCGAATAGCTCAATGTTGTATGAGTTGTTTTTGATGGAAGGTCAGGGTCAGGCTTCTGGTATTTCGTATGTGTGGGCTAGTGATTCGTTTGGTCCGGTTCAGACTGCGATACGGGAGACTTTGCGTCTAGCGGGTGTGGCATAGTTTTGTCATGCCTGAGATCCCGCCGATGCCGCCGATTGACGTTGTTGACTTTGCTGACTTGAGTCCTTCTGAGCAGACAGAGGCGTTGGATGAGTTGTTCGGAACGTCCGGTGTTGCAATGTTGGGGCGTAGTGTGTTGTTGGGTTTGACTGATGGGGATGATCCGTTGATCGAAGTTTGAGAAGTCCCCTCTCCTTGTAGAGGGGACTTCTCGCTTTCAACGGTTGTATCCGTAGCGCCGGTTGAATGCACCTTGTTCAAGTAGAAGTGCGTGCTCGTTACCGGCTTGCACGCACCGGAGGGTTGATGCCCTGAGTGCCACGGGGCAGGTTGGGTCGTTGCCCATAGCTACCCATTGGGCGAGGTGGACTGCTGCTCGGCCTCGGTTGGTTGCTGCCATGTCAAGCTGATCTTGGATGGTGAAGTATCTGTTCGTTGTCTCGTTCATGTAGATTACTGTACTACATGGCTGTGACAGTATGCAAGTCAATCAGAAAGTTTCCTATCAACAAAGCTGTTCGGATGTTCAGATAGTTCATAGTAAGGTCAGACCATCTACTCACGCCCAGCAAGGCGTGTTACTCTCGGAGTCCATATGAGCTTTCAAGTTGTACCCGATAGCCCGTACTGCCCGATACCCTCCGGGGGGTTCGCAGTCGCCGTAGTTTCCGCTGCCGATGACGGCACAATCATTCACGATTCGTGTCACCTGACTGTTGCTGAAGCAGAAGCATGGATCGGCCAGATGGACAACCCTGACGTTGATCTAACCGCCGAGGCGCTTCCGCCCGAAGTGCCTGAAATTGCGACGAACAGTACGTCTCTTAGCGAGTTTGCGAACCGTGAACAGATGCTTACTGCCATGCTGACTGCGGTTCTAGCCGGTGCTATCGAATCGACGGCCGATCAGGTTTCAACGCAAACTGAAAACGCTGTTCCGTTCGGCGCTATATCTTGTCACCCTGCTGAGTTGAGCGAGGAAAGCTTTTCGAGTCCTGCTGCTAAAGCAACACGGATCATTTCGCCTAATAGCGAAGAATACTTTGCAAGGATTTTTGCGTGGCGTGATGTGGACGCAAACACTGAAGTCAAGTCGTCTTACAAGTTCCGGCATCATTTTGTTGAAGAAGATGGAACGCCGGGTGCTGCTTCTCGCATTGCTTGTTCGGGTGGGATCAGTGTCCTGAACGGTGGTGGAGCGGGAACAACTATTCCTGAAGATCATCGTCAGAGTGTTTATGACCATCTTGCTGGTCATTTGCGTGACGCAGGTCGTGAGTGCATTGACTTGCTTTCGCAGGATGCTTATGAGGCTGCTCTTGCTAGGTCTAATGAAGCTGCTCTAGCTATATCAAATGAAGTAGTAACCGTCTATAACCAAGAAGGAAAGAACATGACTGAATCGTTTGACATGCACGAGGGTGAACTAGAAGACGACTTGCTTGAAACACAAGCGCTTGAGCCGGTCGAACTTGAAGAAGGACAGATCGTTGTCAACGATGGCGATATGTCTGGCATCACTGATGACGAGTTGATGGCCGAGCTTGCCCGCCGCTGGGCCGAAACGACGGTTGCTGGTCTTTCTCCTGATGATGATATTGAGGAGCCGATGGCTGTTGCTACTGCTGAGGATGCTGAAGCGTTTGGTAATCCGGTGATCGAAGTCGAACTTGAAGTGACACAGATCGAAGCTGAAGTTGAAGTTGAATCTGGTGACATGGGCGAATGTGAGCATGAAGAAGAACATGAATGTGACTGCCCGATTGTCGTGAGTTTGCCTGCTGGAAAATCTATTGTTATCGAAGCGTGTGATGATGAAGAAGGTGAGCATGGTGGCGGCTATGAAGACGGTTATGGCGAGGCGATGATGGCTGCTGACGGCACAACGCTTGCTGAGGAACCAGAAATGATCCAAACGCCTGTCACGCTTTACGACTGGGAAGGCGTGCTGATCGTTGAGGGGATTGCTTCGGGTGATGGTCGGAAGATCGCTGAGAACGCTTTGACTTGGCGTGAGCTTCCGTTGCCGCTGATGTTGCAGACTGCTAACGCTTCTGGTCACGACGGCGCTGTGATCGCTGGTTCGATTCACGAGATTGAGCGTCAAGGCCAGAACATTGTTGGCCGTGGGTTCTTCGATTCTGGTTCTGCCGGGGTGGAAGCTCATCGACTTCTCAAAGAGGGAACTATGCGGGGTGTGTCTGCTGACATTGACTCTGTGATGGTTGAGTTCTTGACTGCTGATGGCGGCGCTGTTGATGCTGAGGACATGTTGTTCGGTGGTGTTGATGCTCTTGAAGTGCTTGTTGCTGGTCGTTTGATGGGTGCGACTCTTACCCCGTTCCCTGCGTTTCAAGAAGCTTTTGTCACGGTTCTGATCGGTGATGAAGTCGAGATTGACGTTGCGCTTGTTGCTTCCGGGTCTAAAGCTGAGGGCGATGTGTGGCGTGTCCCGTCACCGCTGGGCGCTTGGTTGCCGGGCGAGAAGAACGCTGAGGAAGGGCTTGCTGCTCTGGTTGCTTCTGCTGCTGCGTCGGTTGAGGTTCCTGCGAATCCGCCGATGGAGTGGTTCTTGCCGGGGAACATGACGGGCATTGAGCCGTTTACGGTTCACCCTGATGGGCGCTGCTACGGGCTTGTTGCTGCGTGGGGGTCTTGTCATATCGGGTTCGCTGATCGTTGTGTCCCGGTTCCTAAGTCTGGTTGCGCTTACAAGCATTTCCGTAACAAGAATGTTTTGACTGCTGAGGGAACACTTGTTGCGTCTGGTCCTATTTACATGGATACGGTTCATCCGAATCTGCGTCTTGTGGCTTCTGACTCGCAAGCTTTTTATGCTGACACGGGTTGCGCTGTGGCTGATGTTGCGCTCTATGAAAACGAGTTCGGCATCGTAGCGGCTGGGGCGTTGCGTCCGGGTTTGTCTGCTGAGCAGGTTCGCCGGTTCCGTGGTTCGGATGTTTCTCCTGATTGGCGGCAGTTGGGCGGCAGGCTTGAAGTTGTCGGTTTGCTTTCTGTGAACGTGTCAGGGTTCATTGTTGAGAGCTTGGTTGCGTCTGGTGCTGAGTTGTCTGCACCTCGTGGCGTATGGGACTCTGTGGCCGGTGAGGTCACTGCGCTTGTTGCTGCGGGAATGATTCATACTGCTGATACTGAGAAGTCTGATATGCGCCGCGAGTTGAACGATATTCATGTTGAGCTTGCTGAGTTCCGTGAGGCGTTGCGTCCTGTTCGAGCTGCTGCTGCTGCTGCGAAGTTCGCTGCTGTTTCCGCGGTAGGTGGCGTTGAGTCGAGTTGCTCCTGCGACACAGTGCGCTAGCCGTTGGGCCGGGCGGGTGGACGCTTGGGGTGTCTACCCGCCCGTGTATCGTGTGTGTATGAATGAGCAGATTGGTTTGGATTGGAACGCTGCTAGTAAAGCGGCGGATGCGGGTATTGACCGTGCTGATGAGAATGCGCTTGAGGAGTGGAAGTCTCTTGCTGATGACTACATTTTTCGGTTAGCTGAGAAGTCTTTGGAGTTCACTTCTGAGGATGTGTGGCGGATGGGGTTGCCTGCTAATCCGACAGGGGCGAACAGTGCGCTTGGTGCAAGGTTTCGTTCTGCTGTGTCTGACGGGATCATTTGTAATTCGGGTCGGAAGAAGAACACGCTTGCTAACGGTAAGCATGGTTCTGCTACGACGATTTGGACTTCGCTGATTTGTAAGATTCATTCGGTTGATAACAGTCGGAGTGAGATCGACGAGCTGCGTGCTGCTCTTGCTTTGATGTATGGGTTGGCCCGGATGAACACTGAGCCGCCGTCCCGCTGGGCTGTTCCGGGGACTCGTGGCGGGGATGTGATGTCGGTGCATAGCCGTGTTGCACGACTGTTGGGGTTGTCGAATCCGTGGAACCATGAGCCAGATGATGGCGTGTTGTTTTCTTCTCGTGTGAAGCGTCTGGTTGCGAAGGTTGTCTAGGTGCGCTGATCGTGGGTGCGGTGTGGTGTTGTCGCATGAAACTCGTTCTGCTGATAACAACACGTTTTGTAAAGAGCATGGCGATCTGATTTGGGCGTTTCGTCCGAATGATCGGCTTGCTGATGAATGGTTTTTTGTGTCTGACACGCAACCGGATGAGGGTCAGGTCGTGTCGGGAGATCAGTGCG